TCCTTGTAGTCTTCATACGTACCTTGAGGTTCTCAAGTGTCGTTATGGTGAGCGTCTGTATCTTCATGTGAGTGTGAGTTCCACCCCATAGCCTAGCTCCCCAAGAACATTCGGAATCGAAGGGTGAACCTAAGTAGAATCAAAACTTTGTAATTTTCAAGTAAAAATGACGACTCTCACCGATTACGAACACAAGCTCGATACTCTCATCAAGACGTACCCGGATGGGGTGCCTCGTGATGAAATGAATGAATTTTTTGAATACACGATTGAAAACAAGGATGTCCTTCTTTATGGGGTGAGTGATGAACTACTCTATGCCGTATGTGATAAAGCCTATGATGACAAACGTTTTCATACATATGGCGAAACTATCAATGGTCTCATCGAAGAGTTTAGGGAAGCGAATCCGAGTCCGGCTGCCACCGCATCGAAACAGTTCGAAATGAATGCTGTATCTTGGGCTGAAAAAGCCGCAGCTCAAGAACACAGGAACTATCTAGTATCTAACACACGAATCATGGATATGATGAAAGATATGATGGAACATTCGGACAAGATGGCGGGTGAATCCGAGAAAAATCAACCCATTGTGGGTAAAATCTTCGCACTCAAGTTTGCACCCGAACCAGTGAAGAAACCTAGTATCTATGAGCGTATGTGCAGGATGTTTTAATCACCTCAAATCCTTATCAGCCGTGTAATACGTCTTCCCCTTCGTGGCGAAGCTATGAACCCTCGCGTACCCCCACGCTTGTGGAGAGGCTCCCGGACGATGCCCGGTTCTCCACGCAGCGAGTCCCCTATTGTAGATGGTCTTCACAGTCTTCAGAGGAATCTTAGTAGCCTTAGCAATTTCAGGGAGGGATTTGGCTCCCGGATACATCTTCCTAAACTTTTGGGTGTAGGAGGAAGTTTTAGTTTTTTGTCCCTTGTCCGTCTCGAAAAATGTATAATTTTTCCGGAGCATCTTCTTATAGCGTGTCTCAACTTCTCCGAGAGTTGTAAGCCCCCTGAAATATTTAAGGGGTGCGTAGATCTTACCTTCAGATTTACGCAGTTGCCCGACCTTCTTGGTGATGGCTGCATCGCTGAGAGGCATCTTACTTTGGACCGAGATAATTTATAGCTGCCCCGATACTCGAATAAATACATTTTCCAAACCTGACACGACCAGTCCTGGGGTTATAGTACCCCTTGTGGCCATTGAAGATGCATTTGTGAAGTTCACCCATATAAAAAATACAAGATTATAATAATCAGGTGAGAATGGGACTTTCGATTATTATGGGAAATATGTTTTCAGGTAAAACATCTGAACTCATCAGAAGACTTAAGCGTTTGAAAGTCATTGGAAAAGATGTGATGATTATCAACTCAGCAAAAGATACTAGATCCCCCGAAGAAGTTCTGAAAACCCATGATAATGTTAAGTTCAATTGTCATAAAGTGTTTGACCTGTTTGAAATTATCAATACAAATGAATTTGATAAAGCTGACATCATTGCCATAGATGAGGCACAATTCTTTCCCAAACTCAAGAAGTTTGTAGAGTGTTGTCTACACGTGAACAAGTCTGTACTGTTGGCCGGTCTTGACGCAGATTCCTTTCAAAGAAAATTTGGTGAACTCATCGACTGTATCCCACTCGCATGTGATGTGACCAAACTCTCGGCACTCTGTATGCGATGCAATGATGGAACCCCCGGACCCTTTACCAAGAGGATTGTGGACAACAAGGAACTCGAACTCATCGGTGGAAGTGATATGTACATCGCAACATGTCGGAATCATCTATGAATATCCAAGATGAGTACAACTCTCCGACCGTCTCCAGTTTTCATCAGTTCATGGTACCTCGCATGATCAAAGAGGATATCTTCACCCTCTCTGTGTATGTGTCTACCATTCTCGGTGTACAGACTACAATCTCCATCACCGTGTATAGTCAGCTGGTATCGTAGAAGTTCATTGGATTCCGCACGGTGTGGGTGTAAAACCATTGGGCCCTCTATGACTGCGAATGATGCACCCTCTGCATGTATACATGGTATCTGTTTGATGAGACTATCTAGGAGTGGGAATTGTGCAGCCTTGTAAAAATAGTATCCATCATTCTTTTCAAACCATGGATTTGTATCGTGGTACCACGTCTTTTCAAGAGTTGGTGATACTTTTTCAAACTCTTCACGCAACCTGGGATAATGGAGTTTCAGTAGAAGAAGACCGGGGTAATTCTTCACATCATACTCGGATAAGCAGTGTACCAAGTCCCTGAAAGTATTCTGTATCCCGAGGAATGGTCGCCATGCATTTGAAAAGTAGAGGTGATCCACGGGTGGCTTGACATAGTCATACAACACCATCAGTATGGGCACAAACATGAAACGCCACATTATTTTCTCAGTAGATAATAAAAATGCCTGGTTACCCCAAGTCTATGTATGCCGAGCCCCAGCCCACTGAGGTGGTCGCGACCACCAAGTCTCGCTTCTCCATGCCCGCTCTCCCCCAGCTGACTATCGTTCAGATTCTGCTCGTTGTCATGATTGCGGCCTACGCCTTCACCGCGCGCAAGATGAACGGTGTCGTCGTCGCCACCCTCGCACTCACTGTCGGTCTTCTCCACATGTATGACCACCTTTACCGTGTCAAGCGTGGTCCCGAGCGTCTTTTCTTCCTTCCCCAAGCTAAGAAGGAGGAGTACACCTGCTGCGGCAAGTAAAAAATCTCTGTAAAATATAAGTATGCGCGTCAAGATTATTCGTAGCCCCAACCCTAAAAAGAAGTTGAGGGCTATTTTAGAAGACGGCAGGACTGTTGACTTTGGTGCACGTGGGTATTCCGACTACACCAAACACAAGAATCCTTCACGTATGCGTTCCTATGTGTTGCGCCATGGGGGTCATGTACCCAGACAAACCATAGAAGAACGAGATCCTAAGAAGATCCAAACAAAAATGTTAAATGTCGATCGGAGCGACAAAGAGAATTGGAAGATAAGTGGTATCGACGGGGCTGGTTTTTGGTCCCGTTGGTACCTCTGGAGTTTTCCTACGTTTCAAGGTGTTGAGAAGTTCATGAAGAAACGTTTTGATATTATTTTAACCTAGAAGTAAGTGAATCCCATTCATCATCGGACATGGTACACATATGACCGAACTCATCAAATTCTTTCTTTTTGTTGGTTGCGTCTGCATCGTCACCATGTAAATATGATTTAAGAAGTTGTATTTTTTGTATAGATTCGAATGTGGGAAGACGTAAAATCATAGATGATTTATAGTCAGTTATCTTACTTTTGAAATCCTTCTCTCTCATAGTTTTACATGTATCACTATTCCTTACCTTTTCAAAGAAGTCTAAAAGTTTTTTCTTCTCTTCTTCATCTCCTGGTCCAGTTGGATCCATAGTCTTCTCTATGTCATCCTTCTCCTGTGTAAGTTTTTCGACTTCTTCGACAAGCTCTTTCATTAGGGGAGCTTCTATAGTTTTGAGAAAGTGTGGTTCCGTTCCTGATACCAACCCTCCCATATAGGAACCAGCCGAGGCGGAAGAAGAGCAACAGCAAAGTGCGAGGAGACCGAAAGCAATGGCGGCCATATTATAATCTACGTACATTATAATATGGCTGAGATAGCTCTTATGATTTGTGCGGTATCTTCCCTGAGTGCCTCAGTGGGAGGTGGATTTTACCTATTCAAAAAAGAACAGGAGAACACGGCTAAGGAAGAATTGATAGCTGAGAAGAAGGCGTCGCCTTATGTCACTATGTTCTTGGAATGCGATTATAAGGAGGAATTTGGGAAAGTAGGGGAAGGAGATGATTTTGTAGAAGCTGAGTTGGGGTTTGGTTCGGGTATTAAATCCATCATCGTACCAACGGGTTTCAGTGTTGACACCTACTCCAAGGAAAATAAAGGTGGTGTAAAAATAACCCTCGGTGGTCCTTCAGATCAGAAGTGTACCACTATCAAATCAATGGTTGTTACAAAAGTCTAATTTAAACTTTTCAAACTTTTTAAAAAATTGAATCATCGTGTTCAAGCGTTCGTAAAGCTCCTCACCGAGATACTGCTCTACGAATTCTTCAGGGTTTCCATTTTCTCGCATGGCATTGGCGTAAGCACAAAGTAGTGAGTATGCTTCATCCACATTTTCACCACTCCAGGTTTCTAACAGGGTTTTGACTTTTCTCAATTTGAGAACCTCTTCCATTATTTAGCCAGGCCTTTCTTTTTTAAGGTGTTTTTCAGTTCAGCCATGAGTTTAGCGCGTTGGGTATTTATGACTGGACGCCGTTGGGGTGGAGGAGGAGGTGGTGGAGGGGGAGGGGCACCCACCGACCGGGTTGGAACTACTATAGTTTGACACACTTTGATAACTTTCTGTGCGTTTTTCACACTGTTCTCAAAGTTCATCCTAATTTTAGAACGGAGTTCCCTAGCTGTGAGCTTCACGCGTTTCCCCTTGACAGTTTTGGTGACACGAAGACCCTGCTTCTTAGCCTTGTTTTTCAGTTCTAGATACTGCATCTACTCTTGGCTGAGATTATTTATTCAGTATAAAATCAAATCAGAAAATTTTACCAATTCATCACTCGCAATCAATCTGGCATACAACATATCCTCTTGACCAAAATAAAGTGGGTTAAGCTGTGCTTCCACAAACACTCTTTGTAATGTCAAACCCAATCTATCAAGATGTACCAATATTTTGTATAACAAGTCAAAATCAAGAGACGCTACAGCCATACGAACCCTAACTTTGTTAACGGTATACTCACCATTATCGGTTTGAACCAGAAGATGTTTTTTGATAAATTCGTCCATTTCATTTCTCGGACTGATACCTATTTGATTCGCGATATTAGTGATTTCCATCAAATCATCCAAACCTGTTACTAATTTTTTTATAAAATCCCTCTTACCTTGTGGGAGTGACATCTTATTGTGTATAAAGATAAAAAACGCACATACGATAAGAT